AAACTGTGCTACTAACTTCTGTATAGTTTCTAATATCAGTTCTTAAATTGTCTAAAGTGTATGCCATTATCCGTTTACTACCTCAAGTGTTACTGGTCCTGCTGAACAGTTTGCTCCACCACCTTGTATATTACCTGATGTAGCATTACTAGTACTAGTTATGTAAAAATAATTTATTGGAGTTGTTAAAGAATCTGTTGTTGTAGCTCCTGTAACATTACCTGCTGAATCTATTTGACCTAATGCAATAGTAAAACCATTTGCATTATTTAAATCACTTACATTGTCAAATGTAGGAATGTTTCCAAACGATTGTAAATTTTTTAAATCTGCTTCATCTGCACCACCGGGTCCTGCAGAAGTTACAACAGGAGGTCCTCTAAATCTTACAATATCACCTGCAGATCTTTGATGATCTTCTGAAAAAACATTTACGTAAGTTGTGCCACCATAAATAATAGATGTAAATGGATTGTTACCTAAAAGTATTAAACTTGTTTTAGACGCTGGTTGTGGTCTTGGATTATATAAAGCTTGTGCATCTGATCCAACTGGTTTTGGTTCTAGTTGTGGTTGCTTTGGTTCATACTCTGAAGTGTGAACTAAAAATCCATTCCATTCTCTTACCATTTCATCATAAGGAAATGCCATACCTGATCTATCAGAAATTGCTAATGCGTGTTTACCTGATGCATACTTACCCATTATACTCCATCTCCATAAAATGTTTGTGGTGAAATGAAAGTAGATGTACCTTGATTGTCTGCATCAAGTGCTCTTAACAATTCACTTTCATATCTTCTTTCCAATTCTTGACTTCTGTCTGGTGAATATTTTAAACTTAAGTAATAAGCTAATCCAGACATCATACAAGGATAGAATCTATTTACTACATCTGATGTATTGTTATAATCTCCAACATCTTGAATTTTAGATAAATAATAAAAACAAAATTGAAAACTACTTGGTGTAGTTGTGCTTGATACACTTGAACTTGGTGTCGTATATAAAAATACGCTTGGATTTAATTTTCTCTCTACATAATATTGTGAGGGTGTACCTTTAGCTAATTTGTTTGGTGTTTGTGAATATGTTGATCTATCAATTTTTGTAAGTGCTACATCTACTGGTGCAGTTGTAGTAGAATTATTTCTATAATATGCTTCTAAAACTGTATCTATATCATCAGGAAAATTTTCTGAATCAGATGCATAATTGTATTCTGCTTGTCCTTCGACTAGTGGTACTTTAGCTAGTTTTACTTTCCATAAATGAACACCTCTATTACCCCATTCTTGAAACATAATATTTAAAGAACGTCTTGCAGATCTTAATTGATAACCTGTTCTAGTTCCATTCATACCTGTTCGCTCAAATGCTTCTTCTATAATATCATCTATTTGTGGATTGAATTCTGTAGTTTCTGAAGTAGGTGAAATAGTTTGTGCAGTATTACCCATACCACTGTGAGCAGTACAATAATAAAATAATAGTGGAGCGCCTGTAGTTCTAACGGGTGCAACATTAATAGTTACTTTAGCCCCAGCATTTCCAGGAACTCCAGTTGTAGTTACGCCTGTAGTGTAAGCAACACCTGCTGGTGTTGCGTGTGTACCATTAGCAGTAGTTGAAAAAGCTAATTGATGAGTTAAGTTTGTACTATCTGATTGGTCGAAGATATAAGTATTGCCTTCTTGTAAATACAAGACAACATTAGCCTCTCCGTTAATATAAAATTTATTACCGGTACCGTATTGATTAGTTCCCGTTGCTACGGTTACTGTGTAAGTTATTGTAGCCACAATTTAATCCTACGTAAATGTTATAGTAACACCAGGTGTTGCAGTTAAATCTAAATAAATTCCGTCGTCAAATAAAATTCCAGAACCAGGAACATAAAAATCTATTCCTTCAGTTCCAAATTTAAATGTAGCTATTACAGTTCCAGCTGCTCCGCCAGATTTAAAAATTATACTAGAACTCGCTGCACCTTCCGCTTGAATTCCTGTTATTCTAGCTCTTTGTCCTAAAGGAACCATTTGTGCGTCTGCTGTTGCGTGGGCTACCTGTTGATCACTTGAGTATGATGCCATTTGTTTCTCCTGTTAAATTTTGTGTGGGCCGAAGCCCACACTCAATTAATTATTAACTTAAGTTTCTGTTTTGTAAATACAATACAGTAGCTGTAGCTGCACCAGCTGTTGCTGCAGTTCCAGTTTGATTGTAAGTTGCTACGACTTGAACGTCTGAAGTACCTACATCAATTAAGTTTCCAATTTGAGAAACATCTGAAGTAGCAAGAACTCTTGCTTGAGCCCCAGCTGCTAATGCATCAGCAAATTGATCTGCTGTTGAACCATCACCAAAATCAATAGTGTTAGTTGTACCTGCATTAAAAGCAGTTGTAACATCTAAAGTAATTTGAAAGATTTGGCTGTTCGCTGGTAAAGTTGCAATAGTTGTTGTTGAACCATTTGCACCAAAAACAATGTTAGCTGATTGAGCCATTAACACAAAACCTGTGTTTGCTATGTTATCACCAACAGTTGAACCAGTTGTATTTGAAATCGTTCCCGCTTTAATCGGTCCCGAAAATGTAGTTGTTGCCATTTTATATTCCTCCTAGAATATCTGAATACTGTCCTCTAGGGTTGTCGACTATACGCGTCAGTATTCATCGTTTATTTAATGTATAGTGGTTAGAATATATACTAGTTTTTAGTAGAGCGCAAGAGAGCCTGTAATGTGAAATGATTTTTCAACGATGTAGCTTTTTATTAAGTAGCTACAGAAACTTGGGGAACCGTTTCATTAACCTTATTATCTAAATGAGCTTTTTGTGCTTCAGCCATTTTAATATGGTTAATAACTTCTCTTACCTTATGATCTATTTTGACCATATTGAGAGTATATCTACCCTCGTTAAGATGCTCCTGTTCCCAGTTCAACTCCAAGGACCTTTTTTGTTTGTAAAGGTCTTCCAGATGTTTTTGCATCGATAACCTCCTCAAAAGTTATTCTATTTTTCTTGGAATCATAACTGTTTCCAAGATATTCCCATTTTATACTGTTATCTCCTAGTTTGTCAACTATTGAATTTTCTATAGATTCTGTAGTATCCGCAGGAGATTCTATTTCAAATCTTGCGTGATGGTCATAAGCCCAAATATTTATGAGGAATTTAGTCATTTTCTCACCCTATATTAAAAAAGGGGCCGAATTGTGTTCGGCCCCTAAATTTTATTGATTACGTTGCGTTTGAACCAAAGATACCTCTTGGATCAGAGAATCCAAAAACATATCTTTCTCTCGCTTTGTATCTAACGTTTCCAGTATCAAAGTCACCTTCCATTGAAGTTTTGATAGGTGATCTGCTGAAATGTTTAAGACCATTAGGCACATCAGTTTTGATGAAGAATTTCTTCGCAGCAGTTAAGTAGTTGTTTACTACATATCCACCAGAGATCATTCCCATATTTCTGATTGCGTTAATGTCATTGTCAGCTGTACCAGTTCTGCCTGCAGAATTCATAAGTCTGTCAGCAGTAAATTGAAGAGCTGAAGGAATTATTAATTTAACTCCTTGCGCCGCAATTTTTAGGCCTCTTTCATCAGTTAGTGCAGCAATGTCGATTAAAGACTGCTCTAAAGATGTTTCATTAAGTTCAGCAGCTACTGCTAACTCGTTTGAAAAAGTACCAGCTAATGTAGGGTGAGCATCAGAACAAAGTTCTACTCCATCACCGCCAACAAAGTTGTTGTCAAACGCGTTATTTAAAACCGCTGCGCCTTTAATGTTTTTTGTAGACGCCATAGATCTTGCTAAAGCTTTTGTATATCTAGACGCAAGTCTATCATACAAGTTGTCCTCAATCGCTTCTTCAGTGATTGCGAACGCTAAAGCGATCGTTTCGTTAGTATAACGAGCTGTGAAAGTTTCTTGTGCATCGTCGTAGCCAACCCCTTGACCTTCAGGTTTAACTGCCGCGTTTGCGAAACCAGCTAACATTACTTCCTCTTCGAAAGCTCTGTCTGATGATTCAGTGTCGAAAATTTCAGTCCACTGCTCGCCGTATTGTTTGTATTCCAGACCGAACAAAGCGTTCAAACCTGGCTCTAGTTCTTTAACTAGTTGTGCTCTTGATATTGCCATAGTTATTTATCTCCTATTCGATTAGTTATACAAGTTACTAGCTTGTGCAATCGATACTACAACGTTCGCACCTACTGCTGTTAGATCATTGTTGTCTGGATCGTCAGCTGATCTCACAAGTTTAAACATATGAGTTGTTGCTGCTCCGCCACCAATGTCTAAAGTAACAGTTGATTGACCGTCTTTAGCATCACTTGCTGTAAAGCTGTTTGTGTTATAGCCAGCATCTCCGATCATAGCTTGAGTAACTGCCGCGTCCGCTTTAATAACATATTCTTGTTGCGGGTTGTCATTTACAAAACCTATTCCGTCGTTGCTACCTGTGTTATAGTCAGTTCCAAATGTTGTGCTTGCTGCAACTGAATTAGCAAAAGTTGGTTTGCTTGTAGAACTATCAATGTAGAAAGCTCCATTAAACACACCAATTAGAGGAGCGTGTCCAGTATTATCGAACGCTGCTCCACCTGATCCTGTGTCATCAGTTGTTGCGAAACTTGCATCTTGTAAATAACCTTGATCGCCAGAAGCATCCTGGATAGACACTGGGTTATTTTTGAAGATACCAACACCTAGGCCTGATTTGATTTTGTAGTTAGACTGTCCAGAAGTTGCTGGAGTATTTCCAACAGTTGCTGAAGTTCTTAACCCAAAACCTACTGTACTTGCATTTGCCATAGTATTTGTTTCCTTATTATGTACCTGCCCCGAGGGGCCTCCAGTACGGGTTTAATTTATTTTGTTGGGTAGGAATAGTTAAAAGATTAACTTTTCTTTGTACCACCAAAAGTTACACGAGTATTAGATTCCTTATGGAATTTCATACTAGGGTGCTGTTCCTTCATAAGATTGTTCTCTACTGCTTCTTCTTTTGCATCGTTTTGCTTTTTATAATAAGCATCGATTTGAAGCGCAATCTCCTCTGGTATCCTAGCCAGCAATAGGCCGCCCACTCCAATTATCCCTGCGTATCTGCCTTCAGTCATCTCTGGATATATTGTGTCAGGATATTCGTCAGCTCTCACTAACTCCCATCCTTCTCTCAAAGAAGATGCAACATTTTTTGCATCTGATGTCCCGAGTATCTCGGCACGTATCCATTGATGTCTATATCCAGTTGGCGCTGGGGGTGCATCAAGTGAGTTGGGTGGAGTCCAAACTTTTTTGACTTCTATTTTGTCTCTAGTTTGACTCGCACGAGAAGTTTTTATTTTTTCATTTTCCATTTTATGCTCCTTCCGTGATTTTTAATTGTTTTGCATAAGCTTCTAGCGGCACGCCTAATCTTTTAGCAATTGCTACTTGTGATGGCGAGAGTTTCACAGTTTTGCGTCCTTTACTTGTAGAGGCCGAACGTCTAGCCGAAGCTACATTTTGAGCAGGTTTTGCTCTTTCTGTAGTAGTATCTTCTACCTTATCAAATTTATGCGGAAATTCAAGTCTTATTCTTCTATCTACTTCCGTATAATATTCATTTGATTGAGGGTCGAATCCTTCCTTTTCTACCAATGTTTTATGTATGTCAAAGGCAGTATAAGTCATTGCAGAATCATTACCAAACCAAGTATTTCTAGAAGCCCATTCTTCAGCTCTAGGATCACTTTGTTGTTGTGGTGCCCTTTGTTGAGGAGTAATGTTTACTTCTCTTTCTTGAGCTTTTGGTTTGTTTTCATTTGCAACTTTAATAGAATTAACTCTAGCTTCGTCCATAGTTAAAGCGGCTAATTGCTGTTGTGCTGCAATTTGTGCTTCAACGTCTTGAGACTCAATAGCATTTTTAAGTGCTAGTTTTGCTGCTGCTAAACCTGTTTTAACTCTAGTTTCAAATTCAGAAACATAAGAACTATCCATTTTAGAAATACGTCCTTCCATTTCATCGTTCTTACTTTTGATAGATTGAGCATAAGCTACAGCTTCTTCTCTTTGTCTTTCTGCTTCTCTCATTTTACGAGTAAGTTTAGCAATACGTTTTTGAACGCCTTCGCTGTATTCTTTTAACTCGTCCTTTTCTTCTTTTTTTTCAAGTTTAGTTTCTCTTTCGTTTTCATAAGTTTTGTCAACTTCAGATACTTCTTCAACTTCTATTTTTTCTTCTGCAGGTGCCTCAACTTTTTCTGGTTCACCTTTGTCATCTAAATTAATTTCGGCTCCTTGTTCTTCACCTACATCAATTAGATTTTCTGTTTTTTCGTTTTCTGTTGGCATAGTTTCCTTCCTATGTTAAATATAATGAAGAACTGATTCAGGATCACCTATGGTCCCTAACACTTCATCATCGTTTAGTATTCGCACTTCTCCACCTTCAATCGGTAAACGTGCGCCAGCATATCTAGCAAACATTACCCAATCTCCTACTTTGCACCACGGTTTATTAAATTTTTCTTTATCCGCATATGCAAGATCTCCCATTTTTAAAACATAACCACAAGTAGTTGCGATTCTAGCTTTGTCTAATTGTTCTTGAGAGAATAAAATTCCACCTTTAGTTTTTTCTTTTGGTGTAAAAGGTAAAACTAAAAGTCTGTATCCGACCGGTTCTGGTAACTGGTCTGCTACATCTTTAATATTGTTTTCGTCTAATCTTATTGCGTGAGGTTCTTCTTTTTTTTCTGCTTCGTATTTGTCTTGAAGACCTAATTTAATTTTTGGAACTTCCTTGTCCGATGTCGATAACGTTTCCTTGCTCATTTTTTTGCTCCTTTGGTTCTAGCAGGTTAGAGATTTCCTGTAATGTTAATTGGTAAGCGTGTGCTTGTCCTAGCATATACTTATATTTCTCCATACTGTCAACCCCGCCTGTCATCATCGAGTCTCCTATTTGTTGAACAGTAGCATTTATTCTTTTCTTAAGTTTATCTATTATTATTAAATCATCCATTATAATTTAAACTCCTGTAATGTTTTTAGTTTTTCTTCTGCAGCTGCGATCTTTTCAATTAACTTATCTACTTCATCAATATGTTGTGGATGTTCTCCAATACCAACACTGTGCTCTAAATAAATTTTAAGAGTTGCATCTGCTTCAGAAATTTGTGCATTATATCTATCCTCCAGGGCATCTAATATTGCTTGTCTCATCTCTTCTTCCTTTTCTTTTTTAAAAGTTTAACTCTTGTATGCCAGCACCACTCTGTAATTTTAATAACGTAAGTTTCTACGAAAGAAACCGCATCATCAAGTTTAGCAAAACAGTTATAAATAAATCGATCTAGCATTTCCATCTTCTACGTGCCTGTCGAAGTCTCGAATTTGGATTGGCCGCAGCTTTAGGAAATTTTTTCATTTGACCTGCACTTCTTGCGCAGTATGATTTTCGCCTTTTAGCGGCAGCGG